CAGCACCACGCAGCCGTCCAGCTTCTGCGCCGCCACCTGCTCTGGCCCCAGCGCCTCCACCCGCTCGCCCCGGATCGTCTCCCCGTCCCACCTGGCTTTATCCGGATAACCGTGCAGGCGGAAAAAGAGCAGCGCGCCTCTCACGTCCTGCCCCGGCCAGGGCCAGCCCGTGACCGGGGGGCAGGTCACGGGCCGAGCCATTACCGCCCGGTGTACGTTTTCCGCGTAGGGGAGCGCGCAATAGGCCAGCCGGCGCATCGTTCAGTCCAGCCGATACCAGAGGATGAACTTCCCCGCGCCGGCGCTGGCGTTGGCGTTCTGCCCGGTGTAGATGCAGTTGACCGTGATCGCCGCAGCCCCCACATCCCCGTAGGTGCTCTCGTCGTTCTGCATGTCGGCCGCGTCTAGCGCCAGGTTGCGCCCGGCAGAGCTGAGATCCAGCCCGTCGACGTACTTGTCCTGGTCGGTGGCCGTCCCGCAGTTCATCAGGTCCGTCCCGCTGTCATTGTAGGCCGTCAGGACCACGAACGACCAGTCGATCACGTCGGCGTTGGCCGGAATAACGACCGATGTCACCGACGTGGTGATCGAGTAGGTGGTGGTGATAGACGTCGCAAATACGACCCCTTCCTCGGTCCCGGTCGACGTCTGGATCGTATCCCCGTCGTCCAGCACCAGGTCGCCCGAGGCGTCGCCCGACCAGTCCAGATTGCCGCGCACCACCAGCGACCGATACCCGATGTCGCTGCCCATCACTCCCGGCCCGTCCTCGATCACGATCCAGTCCGGCAGCCCGGCGGGCATGGCCACATAGATCAAAATCGCCGACAGCACTGCGGCCAGGGCCGCAATGACGGCGAACGCTCCCAACTGTTTCTTGTCCACGTTTGACCTCCTCGCCTAGCGCCGGAGTTCCGTCGCCAGGCCGTACTCTAGCAGAATCTCGTACACGATCTCCCGGTCGCCGCGCCTGTGGGCCACCAGCGTCCAGCGGTCGATCCAGGGCTTGCCGCTGATCTCGCCAAACGTCGCATCCGCCACCGACGGCTTGAACTCCAGAAGCGTCTTGCGCAGCCGCCGCGCTAGCGTGTCAGCGCTGGCCTGGGCGTACTTGAGAAAGGTGGAATAGTCGTCGCCGTCGTAACCCAGAATCTCGGGCGTCAGCAGGAGCACCGCGCCGATGTTCCACTCCTCGCGGTTCATCTGGAGGCCGATCCCGCCCTCGCGCCGGCTGCCGCTGACGTACTGCATCAGCAGCCCGGGCAGCTTGGCCTCGTTGATCTCCAGGCGCGGCACGACCTCGCCCCGGTCGGCGAACGCCAGCCACAGGTACTCGGGCGTGGGGTAGGTGGTCGAGTCCTCGCCCAGCTCGGAGAGGATCTCCGCCAGGACCGCCTCCTCGACGTCGACCAAAAACGAGCTGCTCAGGGGTAGATCGGCCATCAGTCACCCACCTCGTGATAGCCCTCCTCGAACCAGGGCAGCCCGGTGTCGATCCCCGAGTCGGCGAATTCGCGCGTCAGGTCGTCGGCGTCATCGATCTCCAGCACGTCGGCCACTGAGGCCGCCTCCGCGTCGGTATCCAGCCGGCGGCCGATGGCCGCCAGGACCTCGCTGTACTCGCCCCGGAGATCCTCCAGCCGCTTGCGGATCACCGACAACAGCGTGTTCCACTCCACCGACTGGCTGGCCGTGCGGTTGGACACATCCACCGACCGCCGCCAGAACAGCCGCTGCGCGGCGTGGTACTCGGTGCCCACCAGCACCGCCCGGATCTTGGCGTGAGTATCGGCGTCGGTGATCGCGTCGAATCCGCAATCCCGCAGCGCGTCGTCGAGCGGATAGGTATAGTCGCCCTCCGCTCGCCCTCCGCTGGCCGCCGTGCTCAGGTCGCTGGCCAGTTTGTCCAGCTTCTCGTCGACCCGCGCCGCTACCTCCGCCCGCGTGATGCTGGCCATGGCCGCCTAGTCCTGCCGGCCGGGCTGGGCGGCGATCTCCTGCCGCTGCGCCTGGCGTGCCTGCTCCCGCGCCGCCTTGGCCTCCTCGCACCGCGCCCGGTGGGCGGCCAGCGCCTTGGCCGGGTCCGGCGCGTCATAGCGGGGCGTCCAACCGCACTCGCACTCGTAGGCGTGGCGCCGGTCGCCGTGCACCTCTCGGGCGTGCTCGTCGACGAACAGCCGGCCGCACTGGCCGCACTCGACCAGCTCCTGTCCGGGCGCACACGGGGCCAGGTATCGCAGCGCGAGCAGCTTCTGATCGTTGCGATGACCTCTCAGCTCGATGACCTGGCCCCGGTCCAGCGTCCCGGTCTGCTCGTCATAGTCGAACTCGCGCAGCGCAAACACGTGCACGTCGCGTTTTGCCTTCATACCCGTACCTCCTTCGGTCAACTTCCCAGGCTGGGGAGCCCGCAGCTCCCCGTTCCCCGACGCTCCGCGCCGGGCCTAGTCCACCGCGTCCGAGAGGAACAGACCGGCCGCCGTCGCGGTCGCCTTCATGTCCCAGTTCTCGAACAGCTCCAGCAAGTCCGCGCGGGCGCCCAGTGGCTCGCGCCGGCTGCGGATGTAGCGCGGCCCGCCCAGCACGGTCTTCCAGATAAAGGTATAGCCGGCGGCTGGTCGGCGCAGCGACGGCGTAGGCGGCACGTACAGCAGCAGCCCGTCGTCGTCCCAGTTGGCGCTGTAGGTCACCGACGATTCGGCCGTGCCTTCCTCGTCGGCGGTATAGATGCTGGTGCCCACCAGGACCTCGTTGAGGCCCAGGAGCTGGGCCACCAGGTTCGGCGACACCATCGCCGGCGATGCCTGGCTGGCGCCGTACTTGATGCGGTCCAGCAGGTCCGGGTGGTCCTCCAGCCGGTCCCAGGCCAGGTCGCCCAGCACCAGCTTGTTGGGGTTACGGGCGATCTTGCGGCGCACCGTGCGCTTGTACTCGCGCAGGTTCTCGATGGGCGTCGACGTGGCATAGGTCGACCACTTTTCAAAGTCCGACCCGCCGGTCTTGTCCGCGCCCCACACGCTGGTCTTGAAGAAATCGCTCACGAACGAGCGCTCCTTGCGCATCAGCATGCGGTCCACCAGCCACTCGACGCCGTCGCGGTCGGCGTCGAACGGGCTGTCCTGGTTCGCCCGCCGGCCGTCCGGGATCAAATGGCCGATGCCGTACTCGTCGCAAAAGTAGGTGTCCGAGGTATCGACCTCGTACCCACCCGTGGGCGGCGCGTCGGTCGGCCCGAGTTTCTTGGCCTCGTCGCGGAACCAGTGGCTCTGGTCGTATTTCGGCACGATGTCGCTCTGCTTGTTGACCAGAACGGGCGGAAAGATCCGCTCCGCGATGTACATTTCGTTCTGATAGGCGATGCTCAGTTTCGTCAACAGTGCATTGACATGAACGTCGCCCTGCCCTGGCTGGTCTGCCATAATTTCACCTCCTGCGGTTGTCTGCGTTTAGCAGAGTAAATCCAAAGACGGTAGTCCGCCGCTAGGCCGCTCGCGCCGGGTTGATGCAGTTGACGGCGCAGCGGATGATATCCCCGGCGGCGCCGGCGGTCTCCAGGGCGCGACCCAGGATGTACTTGGTCGTGTCCGATCCCGGCGTGACCGTCACCGCCCGCCCGCTGGTGTCGGTCGTGATCAGCGCCCCGGCCGTGGTGATCGCGGCCCCGGCTACCAGCTTGGTCTCACCTACGACTACCAGCTCGGCCGCCCGACCCTGCGCCGCCGGCGCATTTTGCAGCACGCCGCAGCAGGCGTCAGTGACGGCCGTCGCGGTCGTGACCTGGCCAGACGAGAACTTCATGAACTTGAACTGTACGGCGCTCAGATCCCCCGCTGCCTCCAGCGACATGGTGAGCGCCTGTCCTGCTACTGCCATTGTTCACCTCCTGTGGTCCCTGTCCGCGGCGCTCCTAGCGCGCGGGCAGAAAGGCCTGCTGGTACAGGCTCGGATTTTCCCGGGCGACTGCCGCTACAGCATCGCCGTGGGCTAGGCCGCCTTCCATCTTTTGGGCGACCAGGTTGTTGAACTGCGCCTGTGGCCCGCTGGCAATCGGCCCCTGGCCACCCTGGCCCCGCTCGCTGAACGCCTCGCCGGCAGCCAGGCTCTCGTCGGTGCTGGCCAGCAGCGCCTCGAACCAGGCAAAGTGCGCCCGGTTCTCGCTGGTGTCGGCGGTGTACAGCCACTGCAACTGCCCGGCCAGCTCGTCCACGTCGGCGCCCAGCGCCCGGTAGCTCTGCGCTTGGCGGCTAAACCGCTCCGCCAACTGGCGGCTCTGCTCGCCAGAGAGCTGGCCCTCCAACGATTCCACGCGCCCCCGCAGCTCGTCGCGCTCCGCGGCCACCGCCGCGAACTGCTCCAGTTGCTGGGCCTGTCGCTGCATCTGCGCTCGCAGCTCGTCCATCTGCCGGCCGAACTCCTCGCCCCCGCCGTCAGCGTTCCCCGGCTCGGTTCCCTGGCCCCCGCCGTCAGCGTTCCCCGGCTCGGTTCCCTGGCCCTGGCGCCCAAACAGGAACCCCAACGGGTCGTGCATGAACCGCTGCAGGCCGGTTTGCTCCTCCGGCGTCAATACCAATTCCTCAGACATGCGGTTACCTCCTGTATCGCGGGGCGTTGGCCCCGTATTGTCCGGCGACCCGCTTGTCGCCGGTTGTCCACTCAAACGACTGTACAAATCAGGCAGCGCCCCGGCTGCCTCGGCCAGGGCCAGCACCAGCCCCTTTCGAGGTTCGTCCAGATCCGCGTCCAGGGTGACCACGCCCCGCTCGTTGAGCCAGCGAATGTCCTGGGCCGTCCAGCCAAGCTCTTGTACCAAATTCAGTAGCCCGCCCACCAACTCAGTGAGCATCGAGCGCGCCCAGACCCGCTCCTCCTCCGTCGCCGGCTCATTGTCGCTGTAGCGACTGAGGATTCGGTCGATGACTCTCCTGCTGTACATCGCTGTCGCCTCCCCGAAAAACGGATCGTTGGTAAAGGCCGCGCCGCTCAGCACCGGGCCGATGGCCTGCCCGGTCGTGGGCAGCTCGTACTCCCAGTACACCTCGGCGCTCAGATAGGCAAAGCTGTCGTCCTCCAACAGCTCGCGCCCGCGCTTGGTCGGCTCGATGCGCACATAGCCGCCGTCGGCCCGCGCCTCAAAATCGACGATCCAGCCAAAGGCCCCGCCGGTCGAGTCGTGCTCGGCGTTGACGGCCAATCGCGCCGGCAGGCCCAGCTCCGCCCGCTGCTTGAAAATCCGCTCCATCTCCTGGAGCATTTCCGCCGTCAGCGGGTGGAAAAAGCCGCCGCGCCAGTAGCCCTCCCCCTGAAAGAGGGGAAACAGCCGCACCCAGTCGCCGGCCAGCACCCGGCCGGCGGCCTCGGCAGAAAACAGATCAACGATGCGTGAAGGTGTTATTCCCATGGAAACGTATCCGATATCCAGCGCCGCGTGCCATCGTCCCCAATGAGGTTCAGTTGACACCGGCAGTTGCCGTCGCATTCGGTCCCCGCGCCCGGCAGAATTCCGCCCGTGGCCGCCAGCAGCTCGTCGCAGCTCTCATAGACCCCGGCAAAGGCCAGGCAGTCGCGGCAGTGCTTGGCCGCCGAATCCAGCACCCAGGCGATCCGCTGCCTCTGCGCCGGGTCCTCTTGCTCGATCTCGCGCACTCGCTCCACCGCGCCGGCCGCAACCGCGTGCCAGAACTGCCCGGCATACAGCCCCACCCGGGCGCGAAAGGCGCCCAGTTGCGCCGCTACCGTCTGCTGGATTGCGGCCACGTTGCCCGCCGCAATCAGCACCAGCAGCTCGTCGATCCAGTCGCTCAGCCGCTTGCTGATGGCCGGCACCAGCGACGTTTCGAGATAAAAGTCGTTGGCCTCCAGCTCGGCGTCCACCTGCTTGCGCGCCGCCGGCCCCGGCGCCCCACCATAGCCCATCTCGAACGCCCGGGCCAGGCCGGCATAGCCCCGACGTTTCAGCAGCAGGAGCAGCGCCGCCAGCGCCGCCGCGATCTCGTCCCGCAGGTCGTCCTCCGTCTCGGCGTGGGAGAGGGTCTCCGCCGTCTCGGCGGCCCACTCGTCGAAAATCGCCTGCAGCTCGACTTGGTAGGTGTCCGTCGCCTCTTCCGCCGCGCGCTGCCCGCTCCGACGGGCAAAGGTCTCGCGTCCGCGCCGGCTAGAGCGCTCCGGATCCTCGTCGCCGCCCTCCTCGGGCTCTAGTTGGCCGTCCGGTTCATCATCGCCGGGCTCCTCGTCACC